TGCATCCTTGTCTCCGGCCTTCCACGCCGCGATGCCGTCAAGCAATTCCCTGGACGCCGCTACGCCGACATTGATCGCCAATTCCTGCGGGTTGAAGTGGCTTTCCCCCAACGCCTGCACCATCGGCACCGGGTTCAGCGTAGACGCAAACTCCTTGACCGCTCCGCCTGCGTGGTGCATCGCCGCGTCACCAATGCTATGCCCGTTCGCGGTGAACGTGGCCGACTGCCCGACATTGACCGGCGCATCTGGCACGAACCCATCAGGGACGAACCCGGCCGGGACAACTGGCGACGGTTCGTCTGGGATGAATCCCGCTGGTGTCGTGGGCTTCTGCGGCATGGATTACCTCACCACCGACCAACCGGGCGGCAACGCGGACCCCTTCGGCACTGTGCCGGTCTGCCCGTTCGGCCCCGTAACCTTCACGCGGCCAGACGCGCTTGCTGGAGCAACCGGAGTTGTGGTCGGAGCGGGTTCGGACTGCGGCTGGCGTGCCTCGAAGGCGGCCACGTCATAGCCAGCATCGGACAACGCTTCGACGGCCCGCTGCTGGCGCAACTTCAGTGCCGCCGTCAGCCCTTCGAGTTTCGACTTCGCCACCGCCGGAGGGTCTCCGATGGTCGGCAGAATCTTCGTGTATTTGTATTCGTCTTCCTTGCGGAGCACGCCGCCCTCAAGCGCCTTGCCGATGACCTGTTTCACGCGGTCAATGACGCCCTGCCGAGACTTGGAGTCTTCGCCCCATCCGGTGAACTCAGTCACCACGTCCGGGAGCATCGCGCCAATCTTCGACCCCGCGCCGGTCGTGCCGAGCGAGACGCGCAGTTTTTCCGTGTCATCGAGCGATGTCTGCAACTCCGCGAGCGTGCCAGCCGTTGCCGCCGGGACCGGACGCCCCTGCTCGCGGTTGCTGGCCGGACGCCGCCCTGCGGCCTTAGACCGCTCCATCAGCACGGGCTGTCCGTCGTCGCCGATGACCGCCACGAGCGGTTCGTCCGTTTTTGCGTTGGCGTCCGGGTCACGCCCCGCCGCCGCAAGTGCCCGTTTCACTGACATCAGTTGGTTATAGGTCGCACGGTCGCCCTTCGCAGCGGCATCGGCGATGCGAATGTCGAGGCTGCGGGCGTCTAGCTTCACCTCCGGCACGCCCTCCGACAATACCTTGCGTTCTCCGTTCGGCCCGATGCGGACCGTGCGCTTGGTCGGGTCTTCCTGCTCAAACGTGGCCTTGACCGGTCCCGCGTAGTGGTCCACCAACTGCCGGAGCTTCGCCGGGTCGTTCCGCACCGACTGAAAGAGCTTGTCGCCCTCAGGGTCGTCGTCGTCCATCCCCATGACCAGTTCGGCCGCGTCCACGTTGTAGCCAAAGTCCCGGATCGCCTTGGCCTTACGTGCCCGTTTCGCTTCAACGATCTGTGTCTGCGCCTGCTTCAGCTTCGCCCGGTCAGCCAGATAGCCATCCGCCACCTGCCGGATTTCCGGCGGCAGTTCGTCCAGCACGGAGTAATCGCCAGCCTTGAGCGCCTGACCGACCGCCTGAAGCCCCTTGCGCCGGTTCCAGTCGGCTTCGCGGGCCGCGTCACTCTCGCGACGGGCGCTGTCCAGCGTCAGTTGCTCCATCTCGCGCCGGGGAGCCATCTCCTGTTCCCGCTGCTTGTGCTGGAAATAGCCCGCGACGGCGTTCGAGGCGATGTCCCCGAGTGACCCGAACAACTGCGCCCGGTTACGCCCACGCTCCAGCGCCGCTTGCGCCTGAATGTCGGCCACCTGACGCGCACCGGACGCCTGAGCCTGCCCCTGACGCAGAATCAGGTTCGCGATGGTACCGGCCATCTCGCTGCGATAGGGCTCACGCTGGTAAATCGCCATCGGTCCCGCTCCTACTGGCTGGCGTTCGCGCCGAGGGCCGCCATGTTGTAAATCTTCGAGAACGGCTCGTTCTGGTTCCGATACCAGGTGTCCTTGTCCTCGACGAACTGCTGCCATGCCCGATTGTACGCCGTATCCGCGTCCGCTCGCTGCGTGTTGTATTTCGTCAGCAGGTTCCCGAAGTTCGACTGATTGACGCCGAAATTCGTCGTGAACTTGTTGAGCGCGTTCTGCCAGTCCGTGCCCCACTTCGTCAGGTCACGGTTCCAGATGTTCTGGTATTCCTGGCTCGCCGCGCCCTGGCCGTAGTTCAGGATGTCGGCAAGCGTCCCGCCGCTGTTGAGCACGCCGCGGGCCGCCGCGCTGTTCTCGATGGCCCCCTGTCCCTGATTGAGGCGCCACTGATACGACGGGTCCGCCAGCATCGATTCGGCGGTCGGGGCCTTGAACTCGCCCGGCCCCTGAAACTCGCCATACGGATCCCACGCCGGAAACGCCGGGTTCGCCGCACCCGCCGGGGCCGCGAACGTCCGTTCCCACGGCGTCAGGTAGTCCGGGTTGATGCTGTTCGATGTTGCCGCGTCCGCGCTCCCCGGAGACCGATTGAGTCCGCCGGGGTAGTCGGAGGCTGTGCCGGCCGTGGTCCCGTCGCCGGTTGCCGCCGCGCCACTGCCCAGAATCGAGCCGATGGTGTCGCCGACCACGCCGAATTGCCACGCCTTGCCGCCACCGGTGGCATCGCGCACCACATCAATCGGCCCGTTGCCATCGTTGAAGTCGATTTTGTCCTTGCCGATGAGTGTCGGGTTGAGTCCCGCCGCCTTCAGAGCCGCGATGACCGCCGCCGGGTTCTGCACGAACTCCATCGGCGTGAACGACTGGAACACCCGGGCCGCCCGGTACTTGATGGTCTGCTTGTCCTTGTTCGCCAACTTGTTGGCGTCGAACCCCTCCAAGTATTCGTCGCCCGGGCGCGTCGTCACATCTCGCGGCAACGGCGTAGTGTTCTCGGGCGTCGGCGTCGTTGGCGTCGTCGGGGCCGTCTGGAGGGCCTTGTATTCCGCGCTGTTGAGGATCGCCCCGAGCACACCGTCCATGCCGGATGGATTCGCCCGGTGCGCGGACAACTCCGCCGGGGTCGCCGGCCGCTTCAGATACTGCTGATACAGCGCCTCAATCTGCGCGTCCATCTCGTTGGCCACGGGCTGCTGAGGCTGCGTGCCGCCGGTGCGCGGGATGGGTTCGTCTTCGTCGTAGCGTGCGCGTGCCATCGTTACCCCCTCACCAAGTCGCCAATGGTGCCGCCGCCGGACGCCCGAGGAATCGGGGCCGACAGTTGCGCGAGTGACCCCACGCCCATCCCCTGATACGGCCGGAGCCGTGTCTGCCGGGCATCTTCAAGCGCCTTGACGTAGGCTTGCTTTTCACGGTTGAAGCCGAGCGTCTGGTCGAACTGGCTCTGGCTCTGCGCCATCTGCTCACGGGCCAGCATCAGCGACTGCGCCAGTTGCTCACGCGATAACCCCAACTGGTCCGCCTGGAGGCCGAACGACCGGTCCGCCATCAGGCGGTCCCACTCGTTCTCCTGCTTCCAGATGTTGTAGTTGTAGTCCTGCGTGGACTTGTATTCGGCCTGCCGGGCGGCTTCCTGTTCCCTGGCGAAGGCCAGCGCATCAGCGGCCGACTTCGCTTCGAGTTCTGCCGCCCGCTGCGCGGCTGCCGTGGATGCAGACGTGGCCTGCCGGGTGGCGTTGCTGGACGACTTCGAACCAAAGATCGACCCGACCGCGCCGATGGCCGCCGGAACTGCCGCTACCGCTAGTGCTCCCATACGCCTACTCCTTGAACGTCACCGCGAAGTGATCGCAATCGAGGTGCAACGCCCGCCCGAAATGCCGAATCATCCGCACCGCCGCGTCATTCCGCGCCATCATCCACGCGCCATCCAGTTTCAGCGCCCGGGCCGTGGTCCGAATCGCCCGCACTAACCGCCGCGCCACGCCGACCCGCCCGCGCTGCTCCGGGGCAATCCAGACGCCTTCCAGATGCCACACCGGAAACAACGCCACGCACCCGACCAGACGCCCGGCATCTTCGACCGCCATCACCACCGCGTCGTGTGGCAACTGCCGTGAGGCGTCCTCCAGTAGCGTCCCACGCAACCGCTCAGGCCATTCCGTTGGAGCAAGGGTGCGCGTCGTCACAGCGCCTCCGCCACCACGTCGAGCGCATACTGCATTGGTGTCGCCCCCACGCTGGCATATGTCGTGGCATAGGTAATCGGGACGCCGTTATCCGACCGCACCAGCACGGTTCCCGTCTGCGGCTGATTCACCGCGTTTCCAGTGTAGGCCGCCGACGCCAGCGCACACGCCACGCCGCCATCCGTCGCCGTCACCGTCACGAGCAGCGAACTGCTCGTCGTTGCCGCCTGCGTCAGCCGGAACCGGAACGTCAGCCGGTAGAGGCCCGCCGACGGAGCCACGACAAGATTCGTCGACGGAATCGAGGCCGCCTGCCCCGTCAACTGGACCTTCTGCTCCGCGTAGGCCGCCGCCTGCACCCGCTCAACCACCGACTGGAACCAGTTGTTCCACACCCGCGTGATGAACGGCTGCTTCGCCGACTCGATGAGCGGTGTCTGCAACGGCGGTGAGGCGAGATTCTGCGCCATTACTGGACCCTCTGCGCCTGTTGCCGGAACCCGTCCCCGAGCACGTCAGCGGCCGACAGTCGCCACGGAATCGGGTCTGTGACCGTCACCTCGGGCATCCAGAGCTTGTCCGACGACCCACAGCGCGACCACCGACACCGCCGCCGATATTCGCCCATCTTGCCGGCCGAGGCCATCCGTTCCGACGACCACGTTTTGCCGTCCGTGGACGTGCGGAGCATGACCTGCGGATCGGCCCCCTGCCCGCTCACGAGGCCCAAGCCGGCTTCGAGAATGATCTCGAAATCGGACACGGCGAGCCGTTGCCGCGACTCAGCCCACAGGGGAGGCCCAATCCGCAGCCGTCGAATCGGAGCACCGCCTACATCGAGGCCCAGCGTCGGGCACAGCCTGTAGATCGTGCCTGAGGACCGCGCCCCGACGACATGCACGCCGTTGATCAGCCCGTGAACCCGTGGTGCCCAGGCGTTCGACCGGCCCGCCGCGCTGTCCCAGGTGTCCCGTTCGTGCCAGAGTCCCGTGGAGAAGTCGAACGCCCATGACGCCTTCGCGGTCGGGAAACTCCAGACGGCAAAGGCATGGCCGGACTGCTCATAGGTCAGGACTTCGGCGTCATCGACGGTCGAATCCCGGATGTAGCCCGTGATCTTGTCCTCGACGGCGTAGTTCGAGATGCTCTGCGGGGTGTAGCCAGATGCGGCCACAATCGACCCGGACCCGTTCGCGCTGCGTCCGAGCCACGTCACGATGGACCCGGACAGGCCCACCGAGAACGGCGCGAGCGTGCCCCACGGGAACACCGCACCAGGACGGGCCGCGAAGGGCTGCGGATACAGGCCCGCGTCATACCAGACTTCGCCGGTCTGCTGGCCAATCATCCACACTTCCGACTGGTTCACGATCATCGCCTGCCACGGGTCTGGAGCCTGCGACCGCTGGAAGTAGAGCAACGGATCCCACGTCAGGCCGTCGTTCAGGCCGGACATCCGCACCCGACCGTTGGTGATGTTGAACGCCAGGAATCGGGCATTCAGCATCCCGCCCATCGTGGCCTCAGCCGTCAGCACTTGGGCAAAGGCGTTCGTGGCGAGCGTGTGGACGTAGCCGTTCCCGCCGGACGTGACGAAGACCTGCCCGCCGGACTGCCCGCTGTAGCTGATGGTCGCCGGGTTGCTATCCTGCGCCACCGCACCGATCAGCGTCATGCCCCAGGTGTCGGAAATCTCGTAATACCCGCCGCCGATGACCGCGAACGACCGCGACCCCGCCACGCCAAAGGCCCGCGTGCCCACCTGTGACACCGTGGCCAGCGCCTCGACGCCGGGCGTCGGATACAGCGCCGGGCTGCTCTGTGCGCCTTCGGACTGGATCGGCTCGACAAACCAATTCACCGTCCGCTCACCATCGCTGATGACGGACTGGGACGGGTTCGAGCTGCCGGCGAAACCTCTGTACAACACAGGTCAGTTCTCAGACACCGTGCAATCAAGCTGACCGGACGTGCTTGTGGTGCGAATCGCCCGGAACCGGACCAGTTCCTCGTGACTCTTGATCGTGATGAGGTCGCCCACTTCGAGCAGCATCCCGACCGTGCTCGTCGGCGTGCCCCCGTCCCACCGGACAGAGACTTGCGCGGTGCGGACCCGGCACACGCCGATGTTCGCCTGCGCGTGGCCGTTGCCCTCGTTGATGTTCGCCGCGGTGAAGCCGATGGCCGTGCCCGCCACGGCAATCTGCTCCAGCGTGGCCCACTCTGCCCGCAGATGCGTGGACGCGCCCAGGATGAGCGCCAGCCCCACCGCCCCCGCAAGAATCCGTCGTCGCATGGCTCCCTCCCTAGACATTTCGCCCCGTCATCCAGTTGAAATACCCCTGGCCGCCCGGCATCCCGGAATCCCGCGGCTTGAGGACGGGAATCTCGGTATTGGCGACCAGAATCCGGTGCCGCGCCGTGGCCGCCCGTGACGGCAACATCGGCGGAACCGGCCGGCCGTAGGCCCCGAGACAATCCTCGGCCAGCGTGAGAATCAGCGCGTCCCGATACCCCGGCGGCATCGAAAACGCCGTCGTCAGCGTCACGTCGGCCAGCACCAGCCGCGTCAGCAGTTCGAGCCCGAGCGCCGCCGTGGGCACCGGGTAGAGCGTCAGTTCGCCATTCGGCCAGGACGGGCTGTAGACCAGGTCGGTCGGATACGTGCCGGTCGTCGCCTGCACCGGCACCGCCGCCCACCACGCATCATCACGCAGCGCCAGCGGAAACCGAACGTTCGGCGTGACGGTCGTATCCACCAGGTTTGCCGCCTCGATGCTCTGCGGCCGCTGCGTCACGACAAACGTCCCGGTCGGTCCAATCGTGTGCGGTTGCAGCGCCGGGGTCAGCGTGTAGGACGCAAACACCGACTCATAGACCGCCTGCCGCTCCGCATTCCAGTTGTCGAGGATGCGATTCAGCTTCCCGAGCACGAATGCGGCATCTTCGCCGAGCGCCGGGTCGATGGCCCCGAGGACGCCTATTTCGCGCAAGGCGTCGGTGCAGATGTCGAGAGCGGTCAGCGGCATGTTTACGTTCTCCCGACCAACGACCTAATACGGCCCGGCACAACCCCCGGCGCATGCCCGTCCCACATTGGAGCATACGGTCGTTCTTCGCACTCGAACTTATCCCACCACGACAACGGCAAATGGTAGGTCGCTTGGCCCAACGGCGTATCGACGCCAGCGATGAACCACCCGTCGAACATCGTGCCATCGCTATGTGCGCGAGATTTCCACCCGTTGAACACATGGCACACCACTGAAAACAGAGCGTGTCTGTGCTCATACAGTTCGTCAAATGTGTGGTAGCCGTCGCTCGTTGACCCTACGCCCATGTCACGTCCTCACCTTCGGCGGCCGTCCACGTTTGCGCTTGACGGGCTCGTCGACTGGGCCGTCCGGGAGTGCGTCCAGTTCGTCGGGCACATCCACGGGCACCGTGAACGCCGGTTCAGGGGCTTCCACGGGAGCGGGAGTGACCGGAGCCAATCCCCAGCGCCCGAACCCGTCCGCGACTGCCTCCGCTTCCTCTGCCTCCGTCATCACCGTGCGCGACACGTCACCGCGCCACAAGATGAACGGGTATCGCTGATAGGCCATCGTCAAACCTTCAGAAAGTGGGGGCCACGGTCGCCCGCAGCCCCCGTCAGGAACTACCGAGGCCAGAGCACGAACGTCACGAGCACCCCGGCCAACTCCCCGGCCGTGTCATCGGTGAAGTCCAGCCCCAGCCGGTTGCCGGCGACAATCTGCAACGCGGTCGGGGTCGCCGAGAGCGCCGGAGTCTTGAGCGTTTCCGCCACGGCCCCCGCTCCCACCATGTCAATGGCCGCCGCGGTGAGGGCCGTGCCCGAGGCAATCGCCGTCGTTCCGGTCGTCTTCTTCGGGATGAGCGTCAACGTGCCGGCCGACTCCGCTACCCGGTGAATCTCGTAGACCTTCACCACGGCATACGATTTGTCCGCGATGAAGCACTGCTGGTCCACCATGTCGGCCACGAGGTTCGCGTGACACTGGACCGTCACCACCTTGCGCCAGTCGAACCACAGGTTCGCCGTGCTGGAGCACTCCCAAATCCCGCCCGTTTCCGGGTTGATGGTCGGCGTATACAACTGCGCCGTCGAGGTGCACGACCCGGACGGGTCCGAGGCCCGGAAAATCGAGAACGGGCCAACGTAGACGACGCTTCCCGTCAGGTGGGCATCGACCCGCGTGCCGGACGCGCCGCGCAACACGGTAATCGAGGTGCCGGAGACGCCGGTCACCTTCATCACTTCGCGATCGACGTAGACCCACGTGGTATCCGCCACGAAGCCCGTTGCCGACGCCACGGTGAGCCTGTTGGACGTCGCGGTGACCGCCGCCGACAGCGTGGTTGTGGTCACGGAGGTCTGCGCGGCCAGGGGCACCAGCCCCACCGCCAGCAGCAGCACGAACGTCAGAGCCAGAATGCGTTTCATGGTCATCTCTCCTTGTTGTTCACTGACCGCGTTACGCGCTCAGGACTCGGACAGCCGCGCCAGCGTCGGCGTAGAGGTTGCCGAAGCCGATCAGGGACAGGTCGAAGCGGTTGATCATCCGGTAGCCGATCGGGTCGAACGCCCGGATGTAGCTGATACGGATCCCGGTCTGCTTGTCGTAGGCGGTGCCCACCTGCTCAACCGATTCCGGTTTCTCCATCGGCACGGCCACCATCGCAAACGCCAGTTTGCTGTGCAGCGCCATGTTCTGCGTGCCGGTCAGGGCCGACGCAGGGGTGCTGTCGCCGAACAGGTAGAGCGTGGCCCCGTTCGCCGGGAGCGCGTCCACGTTCTGGTACGTGTTGCCGGGGCCAACGATGGCCGGGCTGATCTTGAGCACGTCCGCGCCGCCGCCGGCCGCCGTCAGGTCTTCCGTGACACGCACGGTGAAGATCCGGCTGTTCGTCGCCTTGCGGCCCGTCATCGGGTTGATCGGGTAGATCCCGCCGATGCCGATGATGTCCCCCTTCAGGAACGTGTCACCCGCCGACGCGGTGATGGTCAGACTCGAACCCGACTGGCCCGCGCTCGACAACGTGGCACCCGCCGACCACACGCCCGAGGTGTGCTGGTAGAGGCTCATCGTCTCGAACGTTTCCATGCCGTCGATCTCGCCGAGGATGCCCTTGTTGAACATCTTCGAGAGCTTGTCGGCCGGGTTGAACTGCGTCGGGATGATCGCGGCCCGCAACGCACGTCCGACGTGGGGCGCGAAGACCATCTTGCGATTGGCCAGCGGGATGCCCATCTCGGTCATGATCTGGTTCGACGCGCCGTAGACGGCATCGACCGTGCTGGGGTTCGTCCCGAGCGTGCCGACGTAGTGCGGCGTGTTGAGGTAGGCGTATTCGGCCGCCATGTCATCGATTTCCTGGCCCAACTTGGCGAACGCGGGTTCGAGGATAGTCTCCTTGACCCAATCGCGCCCACGACCCATATGGAGGGCTTTCTCGACGCCGTTCCATTCGGCGTCGATGCCCCGGATCTTGTCCACCACCACGTCGGTATGCGTCCGCTCGATGGCCTGGCCGACGTAGGCCAGTGACGTGCGGACCTTGGGCCGCCACGGCAGCGGAATGTGGACGGTATCGCCCACGGGGAAGGGCTTCTGGAACTGGTCGTTGTAGGCCGTGTTGAAGTGCCGGGCGACGGCCGTGTTGTTGAGCAGGATGTCCAGGGCTTCCATGCACATCCAGTCAGAGACCTCGAACTGATTCACTACGGGCATGATCTTCCTCGTCTAGCCGAGCGTGGCGCGGGCTTTCTGCATCCGCAGCGCACGCAAGGCGCGGTAATCACCAGCCCGAATCGCGGCTGCTTCGGGGTCCACCACGTCGGTGGAACGGCCCCCGAGTGTCACGGGCGGAGCTGGCGCATCGGTCACGGTTTTCGCGGCGGGGGCTGGCGACGTGCCCGACCCCACGGCCAACGCCTCGATCCGGCCAATCGCCCGGAACAACTGCGCCGGCATCAATCGCCGCAACTGGGCCAACGTCTCGGGATGATCCGAGAGATATTGCAGGAACTCGCGGGGGTGCTCGGACTGGATGATCGCGTCCCCAATCACGTTGTCGGGGCCGATCTGCTCGCCGGGCTGCAGGCTGAACGACGGGCGCAAATCCGCGACGTCGGGATGTAGGGTCGCCGCAAACGCCTTGTCCACTTTCGTGGTGAACGTCTGCACGGCCGTCTGAATCGCCGCGTCACGCTGCTGCGTCGGACGTCGGGATGCAGGGTCGCCGCAAACGCCTTGTCCACTTTCGTGGTGAACGTCTGCACGGCCGTCTGAATCGCCGCGTCACGCTGCTGCGTCGCCTGCTCGGACGCCATCCGCTGCCGTTCCTGCTGGATTTCCTGTCGCGCTTCCCACCGGCCGACCGCCTTCACGTAGGCGGTGTAGGGGTCCGGATACTTCTCAGGCTGTCCCTCGAAGTCGGCCAACTGCGGTTCCGCGTCCACATCCCGGGCGGGCGACGACGCCGCCGGTTTCGTCTGGTCGGGTGCGGGCTGCGCGTGCAACCGGCGCATCGCTTCGAGTTCGCCCTCCAGCCGCAGCCGGGCTTCGCGTTCTTCAGCCCGCTGCTTCAGGAGTTCCTGAATCCGCGTGTCCGCGTTCCCCTTGTGCCCCGGCTTCGGCGCAGGCTTCTGCGCGTCGGCTCCGGGCGTCGGTGCTGGTTCGTCGCCCGTCGGCCCCTCGGCCGGCGCGGGCGTCGTGACAGGAGCGGGCATCCCCAAGGACTCGCGTGCGGCACGCTGTTTCTCAGCCCGGAACGCCGACTGGTCTTTCGACTGGACGGCGGCCTGAAGGCCCGGAGACAGCGGACTCGGCGCGGGTGCGCTCGGGTCGCTCGTGGGTGCCCCTGACGAGGTGGGCTGTACGTCGGTGCTCATCGTGTCATCCCTCAACACCCGTGCCGTGCGCGGTGCCGCCTCAACAACGTGCGACCAAACGACGAAAGGCGCGGCCCAACCTCGGGCATTCACCCGGATCGGACACGCGCCTTTCGTGTTCAGCCGTTGTCAGGATTCGCCGCCGTCGGCGTGCGGCGTTTCGGGAGCTACCCTAGCGAATCCAGCCAATCCTGCTACATGTCGTCGCCCTCTTGCCGTTCCATCATGCCCCGTTCGGCCATCCGCTCGGACGCTTCCCGCCCCTTCGCGTTTTCGGCCGATTCGTGGGCCAATTCCAGCATCTTCGTGTCGCCCTGTTCGTCGGCGACCTCGATTTTCGCCGCGGCGTTGATTTCGGCCACTTCCCGGGCCGAATCCGCCTTGATGCGGGCCACCACCACGGCCGTTTCCGCGTCCAGCCGAGCCTGTTCGCGCTTCAGTTCGGCGTCCATCTCGGCGACCTGCATCCGCAACTGCGCGTCCACTTGAGCCTTTTGCACCGTGGCCTGCTGCTTCGCGGCTTCGGTCTCCAGTTCCCGCTGCAT